ACCTACATCGCCTCCCACGCCTGCAAGATTTATGCCAAGCAAACGCATTTGTTCCATGCAAATTCCATGCCAGGCACTATGCTGCAATGCACAATGATGCATGTGGACATCCTGTGGATAACTTCAATGCGAATGCGAATCATTCTCATTTGCATCTGAGTCCAGCGAAGGCCATGCAAGATCCGTGCCAGGCTATGAAGACACCGGGGGAGGGGTTGGACTGTGTGAGTTTATTTTGGTGGAGCCTCTAGCGTTCACAAAAGAGTAAAAATAGACCTAAGAAGACCGAAGAAGACAGAAGATGTAAGTTGTTGATCTAAAAGGACATATTATGTAAAATTGTAAGACAAAGAAGACCGAAGACGTGCACCCTGAAAGGGAGGCTTTAGAGGGTCGTCTGAACAAAAAAGACAAAAAAGTTGAAGAAAAGACTTGACAAACAGACAAAGTTGTGTTATAATAGTACTATGATGTAAGCAAAGAAGGACTCTATAGACATAGAAGCCATAGAAGACATAGATGTTAAATATTATAAGTAATACATTATAAGTACTTATAATATTAACTATTAATAATTATTATTATAAGTTTACTTTAATGTAGGATTGTCTCCTTAAAGGATAAAGACACATGACCAAGCCAACAGGCAATAAGATCGGAAGACCGTCTAAATCTGACCTTGTCGAAACAAAGTCACGAACTTTAGGCAAACGTGGTCGTCCCCCAGGCGATGCAGCCATTATCAATGACTATAAGCTCAGGATGTTGAACAGTCCTAAGAGTGCTAAGGTCTTAGAGAAAATATACGAAGCTGCTCTTAACGATGAACATGCACACCAAGCTGCTGCTTGGAAGCTGATTATGGATCGGGTGGTGCCTGTCTCGGCATTTGACATTTCAAAGCAAGGTGGTGGAGTCCCACAAATCAGCATCAACATTACAGGGCTGAACCAACCAAAGCTGGAGACAGCCGACGATGTTATAGATATAGACACCCAGTGATGGGCTTTCGCCACGTTTACAGGTGCGTGGGTCTAAACACCTGTTTCTCTCGAAAGGAGATCACATGGAAACCAAAGAATGCACGATCTGCAAGATAAAAAGACCTTTGTTTGATTTCTACAAAAGAAAAGAAACGAAGGACGGGTTAAGAACAGATTGTAAAGAATGCTTCTCGCTGCGCTCTAAAAAGAACTGGGAGCGTAAGCCTGAAGATGAAAAGAAAAGAACAAACAACCGGAACAGATTAAAGCACTTCTATGGACTGTCGCCAGAACAGTACGATGAGAAGTTAGCTGAACAAGACGGTAAGTGCTTTATCTGTGGTACAGAGGCAGGATACAACAAGAAGCCATTGTATGTTGACCATGACCATACGACAGGCGCTGTTAGAAAGTTGCTTTGTCAGCACTGTAACTCTGGTTTAGGAATGTTTAGAGAAAGTCCAGAACTGCTGAAGAAAGCAGCGGACTACTTAAGGAAGCACAATGGCGAGTCTTGATTTTCAACTACTGAACTGGCAAAAGACTGTCTTCACCGACAGTACTCGCTTCAAGATCGTGGCTGCTGGCCGTCGATGTGGTAAATCCCGACTGTCTGCGGTTACGCTGCTTATAGAGGCTTTAAACTGCCCTGAAGGCTCTAGCGTCATGTATGTGGCCCCTACGATGGGGCAGGCCCGGTCGATTATCTGGGAACTATTACATGACCTCGGTAGACCTGTCATCAAGTCCAGCCATGTGAACAACCTTGAGATTACGCTTCTCAATGGTCGTAAGATTCTTGTTCGTGGTGCTGACAATCCTGACAGCCTTCGTGGTGTGTCTTTGACTTATCTGGTGCTTGACGAGTGCGCCTTCATTAAGCAGGACGTATGGGAGAAAATCCTTCGTGCTGCTTTGTCGGATCGCAAGGGTCGAGCATTGTTTATTTCCACTCCGTCTGGGCGTAACTGGTTCTACGATGTCTTTCAACTTGGACAGTCCGGTGAGGACGAAGAGTGGAAGTCTTGGCACTTTACCACCCAAGACAACGAAACGATTGACCCAAAGGAAATTGAAGCAGCCAAACGAACACTAAGCTCCTTTGCTTTCAAGCAAGAGTACTTGTCTTCGTTTGATACCGCTGGTGCTGATGTCTTCAAGGAACAATGGTTCAAGACTGGTAAAGAACCTCAGTATGGTTCTTATGTGGTGGCTATTGACTTGGCAGGGTTTGAGGATGTAGCAAAGAACGCAAGTGCTGCCAAGAAAAAGCTAGATGAATCTGCAATTGCTATCGTAAAGGTGACAGATGACGGTGATTGGTTCGTACACAAAGTTGTTCATGGTCGGTGGGATATACGAGAGACTGCCGTAAATATCCTGAAGACTATCAGAGACTACGAGCCTATTGCTGTTGGTATTGAGCGTGGTGCGCTAAAGAACGCTGTGTTGCCTTATCTCAACGACTTGATGAGAAAGAACAACATCTATGCACACATTCAAGACCTTACGCACGGCAACAAAAAGAAAACTGATCGTGTTATTTGGGCGCTGCAAGGGCGCATGGAACACGGTCGTGTCACTTTTAATGAAGACGAAGATTGGGACGAACTGAAGGATCAGTTGATGATGTTCCCCACCAACGGCGTACACGACGATCTGGTGGATGCTTTGTCTTACATTGACCAATTAGCTGTCGTGTCCTACCAACAGGACTACGAAGAAGACGAATACATTATCCTTGACAAAATAGCGGGGTACTAATGAAACCTGGACTGTACGCAAACATCAACGCAAAGCGTAAACGCATTGAAGCCGGTAGCGGCGAAAAGATGCGTAAGGTTGGAGCCAAGGGCGCTCCCACGGCTAAGGACTTCAAGGATGCGGCTAAGACCGCTAAGAAAGGTAAGAAAAATGGCTACTAAGAAGATGATCCCCATGAAAGAGTTTAAGCCCTGTCCTGGTTGTCCTACTCCGGCCAAGTGCAAGAAAGCCGGAAAGTGTTTAGCTAAGGCTAAGTAATGGCTACCAAAGACTCCCGGCTTACCCGTGCAGGCGTGAGTGGCTACAACAAGCCTAAGCGCACACCAGACCATCCTACCAAGAGCCACGTTGTTGTGGCCAAGGAAGGAGACAAGGTTAAAACAATTCGTTTTGGGCAGCAGGGAGTTACTGGTTCTCCTGAAGGCTCTAAACGCAATGAAGCTTTCAAAGCTCGACACGCTGCTAACATTGCCAAGGGCAAGATGTCTGCGGCTTGGTGGGCCGACCAAGTGAAGTGGTAGTATGTATAAACGATATACAAAAAACTGCAGCGGTTGTGGCTCTGAACAGTCTTATGGACGGCTAGATCATTACAGGTCTGCCGTTCGCGGCGATTGGAAATGTAAATCTTGTTCAAATTCTTCAAATAATTTTAAAGGCCGTCTTGGGCCAATGCCTTACACTTGGTTTGAAACAAAACGTAAGGGCGGCTTACACCGTGGATTAGATTGGGAATTAGAACCACAAGACATTCTTGATCTTTACCAGAAACAAGAAGGTAAATGCGCTTTGACAGGCTGGGATATTGGATGGTCTGAAAAGGGACTAACAGCCACTGTTTCAATTGACCGTATTGATTCTAGCGAAGGCTATTTAAAAAGCAATGTGCAGCTTTTGCATAAAGATGTCAACATGGCTAAACAACAATATTCACAAGACTACTTTGTAGAAATGTGCAAAGCAGTTGCCAACAAGGAAAAGTGGTGATGGAATACGACAACAAGAAGGAAGAGTTTGAAGAGCCGACAGAGAACGAAAAGGAACTCACGGCTTGGATTACCGACCATATCATGCGGTGGCGTGACCATCGTGATGCCAACTACCTAGATTCTTGGCTTGAGTATGAGCGTATCTTTCGTGGGCAGTGGGATTCAAGTGATCGCACTCGTGATTCGGAACGCTCTCGCATCATTAGTCCAGCCACCCAACAAGCGGTAGAGACTCGTCACGCTGAGATTGTAGAGGCTATCTTCGGTAACGGAGACTTCTTCGACATCGAAGACGATGTTCGTGATGTTGACGGCTCTCCGCTGGACATTGAAGCCCTTCGTAAGCAGTTGATGGAGGACTTCAAGAAGGACAAGATCAAGAAGTCTGTCGATCACATTGAATTGATGGCAGAAATCTACGGCACCGGCATCGGTGAGATCGTGGTCAAGTCCGAGATGGAGTACATCCCTGCGACTCAGGCCATTCCTGGTGTCACGGATGCGGCTGCTATCGGCGTTCAAGAGCAAGAGCGTGTAGCGATCAAGCTCAAGCCCGTCAATCCTAAGAACTTTCTGATTGATCCGAACGCTGAAAGCATCGAAGATGCCCTCGGTGTGGCCATTGAGAAGTATGTATCCATCCACAAGATCGTCGAAGGTATCGAAAACGGTATCTACAAGAAGGTAGACATCACCACCGAGTACCAAGATCAGGAGCTTGAGCCTACTCAAGATCCAAAACAGTTCCAAGACGACAAGGTAAAGTTGGTCACCTACTACGGTTTGGTGCCTCGTGAACTGTTGTCTGAGAACGAAGACGAAGAATACGAAGAGATTTTCCCTGAAAACTCTGTCGGTGACAAGTATTGTAATCTGGTTGAAGCCATTGTCGTGATTGCCAACGACAGTATGCTGCTCAAAGCCGAAGAAAATCCTTACATGATGAAGGATCGGCCTGTGGTGGCTTACCAAGATGACACCGTTCCTGGCCGTTTCTGGGGCCGTGGCACGGTTGAAAAGGCTTACAACATGCAGAAGGCCATTGACGGGCAATTACGCGCCCATATGGACTCTCTGGCCCTTACAACGGCACCCATGATTGCGATGGACGCTACGCGCCTGCCTCGTGGAGCCAAGTTTGAGGTTAAACCCGGTAAGGCTATCCTCACCAACGGCAATCCTGGCGAGATTCTGTTCCCGTTCAAGTTCGGTCAAACCGACGGCAATGCCATGAATGCGGCTCAGAACTTCGAGCGGATGCTGTTGCAGGCCACCGGAACCGTTGACAGTGCAGGAATGCCCTCCAATGTGCCCCGTGACGCCGGTGCAGGCGGCATGAGCATGGCAATGGCTGGAATCATCAAGAAGTACAAGCGTACGCTGACGAACTTCCAAGAAGATTTTATGATTCCGTTCATCAACAAGGCTGCTTTCCGCTACATGCAGTTCGATCCTGACCGTTATCCGACGGTGGATATGACATTTGTACCGACTGCTTCGCTCGGCATCCTTGCCCGTGAGTTTGAACAACAGCAAATGATTGCCCTGTTGCAGACTTTAGGCCCGGATACGCCTGTTCTGCCCTTGATTCTGCGTGGAATCCTCCAGAACAGCAGTCTGAGCAACCGTGGTGACCTTCTGGCGGCTCTGGAGCAGATGTCTCGGCCCAATCCGCAGGCTCAAGAGGCTGCAATGCAGCAGCAACAGGCTCAGATGGCTCTGGTGCAGGCTCAGTTGCAGGAATCCCAGGCTAAGGCAGCACGGGAGCAGGCAGAGGCTCAGAAGGCCGCTGTTGAAGCTCAAGTTACGCCGCAACTGGCTCAAGCCAAGCTCATCGCTGCCCTGTCTAACAACCTCAATGAGAATGACGAGTCTGCTGACTTTGCCCGTCGGGTGAAATTGGCTGAATTGGCAATCAAAGAGAAGGACATTGACAGCAACGAACGCATTGCTTTAGCACAAATGTCAAGAAAACAGTAAAAAGTACTTGACAAAAGTGTAAAAGTTTGGTATAATATACTATTATGAACTTTATAGGACTCCTTCATGGAACAATCCTTACAACAGTATTACGAGAATCAGTTTACTCTTTTTATCCAGCCC